GGCTAGTATTAATCTTGCTAATGCTCTTAAGGGTGGTGGACTTGATGAAGCAGCTGAAAGTATCATTAGTGAAATGAAGAAGGTTAGTGCACAAGTTAAGAAGGAAATTGATGCAATAATAGCTGAAACTAAGAAGACTCTTAAAGAGGGAGAAAAGAATATTGGTGGGAGTCTTCGTATTGTCAAAAGAGAATTAGCATCTTTCAGTGTAGCTGCACAAAAAGCACTTGCTGTCCTTGCAGATGAACGTTTAATTGATGAGTCGACTATTGAATCTCTTAAGGGTGTGAATACACAATTTCGTCAAGCCAAAGATACTATCGCAGGATTGACCATATTTATGCATAGTCTTGATAGGGAGACTTTATCTTTAAGATCAGACCTTGAAGATATATTAAGAACATTAGATTTATTTGATACAGAACTGGGAAAAATTGCTACTGGTGAAATTCTTAAGTCATTTGATGCTTTTAGAGACGCATTGAAAGATATATCCAATATTCTTGCTCTTAGAGAATTACAGGGATTCAATGAAGATACTAGAGAATTACTATCAAATCTAAAAGATCTTCATGGTGTTGGTCCTGATTTGCAAGGCATCAGTGCTGATTTTGATGCGATGAAAACAGAAATTAGAATATTGACCAATGTTACTGAACGATTTGGTGCTACATTTGATAGAGAAACAGCTCGTATGCGTCAGGCTATTATCAATACACTACATAGTCTGCAATTGCTAGAAAATCTTGACTTAACTGAATCAATTCTAAAGGAGTTTGCTGTATTAAGGGCGGAGTTGAAGGATCTTGGTGATGACATCGTTGTCAATTTTGGTCAAATTGGTGCTGATGCCATAAGTCAATTCACGATTGGTTTTCTTCGCGGCACCTCAGAACTTGAGGATGTTTTTACAGTAATGGGGGGGATTATCATAAATATTTGGAGCGATATGCTTCAACAGATGTTCCTTAAGAAACTTGATTGGGAAAAGAGAATCAAGTTTAATTTGAGAGAATTTGCAAATGATGTTCTTGATATTCTAAAGAGGGCTTTTGCTCCTCTTATCGGTGGCGTTGGTTCACTTCTAAAAATCGGTGTAGGAGCACTTTTTGGTGGTCCGGTTGGAGGAGCAGCTGCTGCTGCTGAGGAATTTACCTTTCTTCAACATGGTGGTATTGTCACTAAACCGACTCTTGGTGTGATTGGCGAAGGTCGGCATGATGAAGCCATTATTCCCCTCACCAATAGAAATTTGGGTGTTATGGGGGGTGGTGGTGTTAAAGTTGTAATCAATAATTTTGCTGGTGCTGCTGTTTCAGCTAAAGAAAATAGATCTGAATCTAGTGGTGCCTTCCAAAGAGAGATAGAAATCACCATCAAAAAGGTTATGGCACAGGATTTCCAGCAAGGTGGAATTGGAAGTCAATCTGCTCAACTAGCATTTGGTTTAGAAAGAAAGGGCAACAACCGTGGCTAATCCAAAATGGCCAGTGAATCTTCCTCAAATGCAACAACTAAGTGTTCAAGACATTTATGCTCAAAATGTAATCACCAGTGCTATGGACACTGGAAGTCCTAAAAGGAGACGAAGATTTACAGCTGTTCCTAGAAAAGTTACGATTCCAGTTACTTTTACTGGGCAACAAAGAAAAGAATTTGATGTTTGGTTTCGAGACACTATTAAGGATGGTGCATTACCCTTTGACTGGGAAGATCCAGTTACTGATGAACTGGTGAGTTATCATTTTTTTGATAGACCTGAATGGGGCCTTATTAGGGGGGGTCATATAGCTGGAGATCGAATATGGACTTCTATTCTTAATCTAGAAGTGGCTGCTGTATAATGCCTAGAAATTTATCAGTCACTGCTAAACGAGCAATCTTTGATCAGTTTACTGATGAAGTATTTTTGTTGCTTTTGAAAATTGAGCATTCTGATCTTCCTGCACCTATTTTGTTGGTACAAGGATTTGAGGAAGTAAATCATAATGGTGAAACATATATTCCTTTTCCTTTCAAAATCGGTCTTCCTAATCAGCATTCTGATCAATTATCGCGGGTTACTCTCCTAATAGACAATATTGATAGAGCAATTTTATTTGCTATTAGACAAATCACCACACCCCCAAGTGTGAGTCTAAACATTGTTTTAGCAAGTGATCCTGAGACTGTAGAGGCAGGACCATTTTTGTTTACTTGGAGAGAAACTACATATACATCTGCTATTCTTGAAGCAAAGTTAGATTTTGAGGATACTTTGAATGAACAATTCCCGGCCGCATCTTTTACTCCTTCGAGGTTTCCAGCTCTATTCTAATGATTTATGATTTCTCTAAATACATAGGGATTCCATATAAGAATCTTGGAAGGACTAGGGAAGGTTGTGATTGTTGGGGGCTATTGAGGATTATTTACCAGGAAGAGTTTGATATGATTCTTCCTGAGTATGATGGTCTTATTTTAGATGATGCTGAAAAATTAGAAATAGAAAGAATCATAAATAGTCATAGAGAAGATTGGGAACAAGTAGATATTCCGGTAATTGGTGATGGTGTCCTAATGAATGTTTTTGGATTAGCTATACACATTGGAGTTTATATTGGGAATAGGCAAATGATTCAGGCAATGAAAGGAGCAGATTCCTGTATTGTTCGTCTAGACAACAAATTATGGAAACCTAGATTCGCAGGATTTTGGCGGCATAGGGATGCACCTTGGGTATAAGAGTTATCACATTTCCTAAGTTTGGGCAAAGGATCGAAAAAGAATATCCTAATGGGACCACTATTGCTACAATGGTGGATGGATTATCTTATCCTAAGAATGAGGATATTCGTGTAATTGTAGAAGATCAATTATTCCTACCGGAAGAATGGGATTCTTGTCCTTATAGTGATTTTCCTGTCATTCTTAAAATCGCACCTCCCAAAATAACAGGTCTTGCTCTACTTGCAACTTATATTGCAACAGCTGCAAATGCAATTGCTGCTGCTTCTTTCGTTGGAGGAATAGGACTTGGTGCAGGAGCTGCAACCTTTACTGCTTTGGGAGGAGGAGTTCTTGCTGGTTTTGCTGGTGCTGCTGTAATGACTGTTGTTGGTGGTGCTATTTCTTATGGTATTGTATCTCTTGCCGCTTTAGCTATGCGTGCTCTTGTTAAAGCACCATCAACTAATTCAAGATCTGAAGGTTCACTCGATAGTCCTACAATTCAAGGTGCTAGAAATCAAGCTTTTCTCTATCAGCGTGTTTGGCGTGTGTATGGGAAACACAGGATAACTCCTCCTTTAGCTGCTTTGCCTTACACTGAGATTATTGGTGATGATCAATTTATAAGAATGTTAGTTACACCTGGTTATGGTCCTCTTAAACTTTCTGAATTCAAACTTGGTGAAACAAATATTGTTGATTTCCAGGATGTGCAGCTACAATGGAATGATGGAACAGGAGTAGTTACACAAGAACTTCCAGGACCACCAACAATTATTCCTAATATTAATCTTTTTCCTCAAGATGTAAATGAGTTGTCTCCTGGCGTTATTTTTCAAATGAACAATAAGGCCAATGACGATACGGCTGAACCTAGTGAATGGGCTGTAAGGACAACTGTATTAGAGACTGAAGAAATTGGACTTGATTTTGTATGGCCAGCTGGTTTGATTGCATTTCGTGATGATGGTAAAAGGTTGCCATTTAGTACTGAATTTGAGATAGAGTTCAAGGAGGTTAGTGAACCTGCAGGTGCTTATACACGTGTTCAAGGTGGAACACATAATTCTAAGTGGATTTTACCATTTCCTGAAGACTCTGGGTTTTTCCCCGTTGGGCATCCTGAAGAATTCTCCAGTAAATTTAGATTCGCGGCCAAAAAAGATGCGAGATTAATTAGAGGACTTAAATTTCGTGTCAATTCTGGGCAATATGATGTTCGAGTAAGAAGAACTGTATCTCAAAGGGCGGGATTTGATGCACTGGGCTATTTAAGATCTTCTGGAGATCAGAATGCTCATTCAAAGATTGGTGATGCGAATTGGACTGTATTGCGATCATCTAAGCCTTTTGAAATTGTTGGGGATAGTGGTGACTTCTCCTACGTTGCATTACGAATCAAAGCTTCAGATCAATTATCTGGGGCAATAGATAACTTTAATTTCTTGGTTGAATCTCTACTACCAACATATGATGGTGTCAGTATTACAGCTCCTGTTGTTACCAGGAATCCTGCATGGGCATTTATGGAGACACTTAGAGGTCCTGTTAATCCAAAGCCAATTGAAGATTTCAAGATAGATTTTGATGGTCTTAAAGAATGGGCAGATTTTTGTGAACCATCTCCAGGTGTGTATAATCATACATTTGATGGTGTGTTTGATTTTGAAAGTACAATCTTTAGGGCACTTCGTTCTATAGGCTCGGCAGCCAGAGCCGATCCACATATTAGAGATGGGTTCTATAGTGTTATCATAGATAAACCCAGAAGTTCACCTATTCAACATTTCACACCTAGAAATTCGCATTCTTTCGCTGGGTCAAAGAAATTTATTGATTTGCCACATGCATTTCGTGTAGAATTTTTGAATGAAGATATTGGGTACGAGAAGGATGAAAGAATTGTCTTTAATGAAAATCCTGCTGGAGGTTTTTTCAATGCAGCTACAGCAACGAATTATGAAACAATGGATATCATGTTTGGTGTCACAAATGCGGATCGTATATACACCAATGCTAGATATTTTCAAGCTGTAACAAAATTACGTCCAGAGGATTATGAGATCACTATAGATCTTGAACATTTAGTTTGTGAGAGAGGTGATTGGGTAAGACTTACACATGATGTTCCACAAGGTGCTGTTGCATTTGGCAGAATCACCGAGCTCATTACAGATGGTGGTGGGAATCTTACCCAGATTAAGACTGATGAAAGATTTGTGTATATTGTTGGAAGGGTGTACTCTTTAGCAACAAGATCCGTAGATGATATTTCTGGGGATACTTCTCTTATCACATTTGCTGTAAATAATCCTGCTACAACTGAAGATATAGAAACTAATATTGCTGTAATTACGATTCCTATTCTACCAGGTCATCTGCTTCGTATTGGTGACCTTATTACATTTGGGGAAACAGGAACTGAATCTTTTGATGCTATTATTACAACTCTTGAACCAAATGAGGATGGTACTGCTAAATTAATTCTTCAGGATTATGGTCCTGCAATTTTTGATGTAGACTCTGAAGCAATCCCAGCATTCAATCCACATATCACCTTGCCCAAATTTGGGAGTCCTCCTGAGCCATTCTTTCTTCAGATAAATTCACTGGAAAATGGTTTTCAATTGATTGTTGGTATTAAACAACAACTCGTAGGTCAAAATCCTGCAATTATACTTCAGGTTCAATATCGACCTCTTGATTTCCATCAAGCATGGTTTCGTTTTCCTAATTTTGATGCTATTAACCAAGAAATACTGATTACAAATGTAATTGGAAATGTGCAATATGAGTTTCGTATAAGAACTATTGGTGCTAATGGGGCATTTACTAGATGGATTAGCACAAATTCACAGTTTACTGGTGGGGATATCCCAGCAACTGAGTATGGTATTAATGGTCTTGAGTTAAAGGATCAGGGTCTTAATACAAACTTCACAGGAAGAGATCCGGAGTTCTTTTGGAGAATTGCCACTCTTAATCAACGAGATCCTTTTGACATATTGGACTCCAGAGTAACTACAACAAGACAGGATTTTGAAACTGACATACCAAATCCTCTTTTACAAGAATATCTTGTTCAAATTTATGATGATAGTACAGGAGGTTTGATTCGAGAAGAAAGAGTTACTGAACATGCATATACATATACATTTGAAAAAAATAAGGTGGATGCAATAAGAGATGGAGTATTACCAAGAAGAACATTTGGAATCCGAGTAGCATTTGTAGATATTCTTGGGGCCAGAAGTCCATTTGCTGCTATTGTTGTTACAAATCCTGCTCCTGAACAACTTACCGCAGTCTTTACTGCAAGGTCACTTGGTATAACAGCTGTTTTTGCCATTCCTAGAGATGCTGATCTTAGGGGTGTATTACTTTGGGCTAATCCTGTATCAGGATTTGATCCTGCGGAGTTTGAACCTTTTGCTGATACATTATCTTCTCCTGTAACATGGCTTGTTGTTCCTCCTGGAATTAGGATTATCGAATACTTTAGAATTGTTGCCTATGACGAATTTGCTGTTGATCCTGTTACAGGAGTTGTAGATCTTAGTCTATTAAATATGTCTGGGGAGGCACTTGTTGATACAGCATTTGCTATTATTGGAACTACAGATCTTAATGATGTTGATAGAGCAGTTTCGGGTGTTGGTTCCAACTTAGTTATTGGTCCTACGTTCTTACCAATTCCTGATTTGAACGTAGATGTTGCGACTATTGCGATAACCATATTTGGTAATGAACCTGTCCTTATTATAACCAGTACTCGATACGGGCAAAATTCGGGTTCTGCAAGATGTATTGGTGAGATTCGTCGTGACCCTGGGGATGTTAATATTGGTCCTAGTTTTTATTTCATTGCTATTGGATCTCCCGGTGAGATTGATACTAATACAACAATACTTACTGTAGATGTACCTCCGCCCGGAGTATACACTTATAAAGCTACATACAGAAACGAAGGCGGAAATATGGAACTCGAGAATACAGTTATCTATGTACAAGAGCTTAAGAGATGATAAATTTTGTTATCTATGATACTGTTCTTGATAAGATCATCAAATATGGTAAGTGTCAAGATGGGGATTTTGAAGTACAAGTCGTAGGATCAAATGAAATCATTGCTTCATATTCAGAAGCTGATCTTCCTGAAGAATTTAATCATTTGAAATATAGAGTGGATGTTGCTCAAAAGAAACTTGTTCTACGAGATACTTCACTTCCGCCTTATGATAGAACTGAAATTGAAAATGATAGAATACGAAAGTTAAGACAAGATGTTAGTAATGCCTTTGCAACTGCTAATGATGCTGGTCCTAATCCTGTTAGAGGATTAGCTGATATTGTGAAAAATATCTTGTTAACATATCTTTTACCACCTGAACCACCTGAGGAACCATAATGGGCCAATTTGTAAAGGGCCTTATTGAAGTCACTAATGGTAGTGTGCTTATTAGGCATGTTTGGCAAACATTTGTAACCACTGGTGATACATTTGCTGTTGATGAAAATATTACGTGGCCTGGTGGTGGTAATGGTGTTGTTACAGAACAAAATATTCCCGATGGAACTTTGTTCTTTACGAGAACTTCTGGTCCAAATCCTGTTGTTGGGAATTTGATAACTGGATCAACTTCTAATACTGCCACAATCACTGGTATAGATGCAGCTTCCCCACCAAACTATAATGCTGCTGTTCCAGATGGAATTGTAGCTGGGGAGTTGTTTACTGTTCAACAATCTGGGGTGATTTATCTAGTTGGTTCAACTATCAATTTTGATAGCTTTGAGTTAACCGTAACCTATCAAGGAGTGGATGATGATAATCTTGAATACATAGTAGTTCGAGATTACACACCATTCTTTAATCTTGCGTTCCTTGAGCCTGGAGATGTTGATTCTAAGTCCATCCTTAAGAGACAAATTGCAGATCTTGAATCAATAATTCAGAGAAATTCATTCTTAGAACAATCTTTAGTCATTAGTGCTGGTGCTGCTACTGTGGATTGGAAGCTTGGAAAATCTGCTAGAATTGCAATGACTGGAGATTTAACCACTCTTACTTTAGTTCCCCCTCTTGGTCCAGGATGGGTCACGCTTATATTTGAACAAGACTCGGGTGGTGGGAATACAGTTACGCTACCTTCTAGTATCAAGTTTTCCGGGGGGATAATTCCTGTAATTTCTGAGGTTGGTGATGCTGTAACCAAGCTGCGAATGTATTGGGATGGTACAGATTATGCAGCTGCTATTGATACTGGGGCTTTGGTTCTTGTTACAGCTTTCCTTGGTGTTTGGGCGAATAGAACAGGATTCAATCCCCTACGTTATTGGCAAGATGATGCAGGTGAAATACATCTTGAAGGTGGTGTTGAT